GCTTGCTCACGAGCAGAGCGTTCTTGGTTTTCCAGAAGTTGAGCAGTTACAGCACGACGATGCGAGTCCTTGATTTCCCCAAGGTCACCGTGATCGAGTACTGGCTGCCACTTCTCGATAAGTTGTTCAGATAACATGATAGTCTCCTCTTATCTATCTTTAGTTATTTATAATAATTATTTCTTCATGGACCTAGAAATGGCATTTACGTATCCGGCCATCTCGGGATTCACGTTCTTTTCAGACGTTTCCTCCATGAGAGGCTCATCGTCGTCCAACTCATATGATGAAGTTACATCTTCACTACTGCCAAAATAACTTTCCTTAATAACTTCAAGTTTCTTAACGAAAGTTTCTTCATCGCTAAAATCAATACCTTCAGCTAAGGTTTCAAATTTAGCCTTCTGAGTATCCGTAAGGCCATTGCTTACAGACTCAACAAGCTCATCCCTGTCGTGTTGATGTACAACACCATGAAGCTCAACGTTCTTCTCGATTTGCTCATTCAGCTTGGCTTCCAATTCTTCAGCACGTGCTGCGAGCTCTTCGACAACGTCAACCTTCTCATCAGGAATCTCTACATAGTGCTCCTCGAATAGACCCTTCAGGCCTTTCAAGAAGTCCTCTACCATCTCAGCCTTGAGACCTTGCTCTACAGCAAGACGATTCTCTTCCATCCACTGCTCGACAACATAGTCGAGGTACTGGTCAAGATTCTCGGTCATCTCTTTCTGAAGAGTTTCGACTTCTTCAGCAAGCTCAGCTTCGAAATTAGTTGAGATTTTCTCAAGCTGCTCATTTACTTTAGCAACAACAGCTGCTTCGAAAATGGTAGTAGCTTTCTCTTTGAAACCTTCAGTCAGATCTTCCGTGCCTTCAAACATAGCTGATACGTCTTCAGCAACAGAAACATCTTCTGCAGTAATCTTTGGAAGGTCGCGAACGCTATGAACTTCTTCAACAGCTTCTTCGTATTCGACTTCTTCCATGTTAAGGCCAGCCATCATCTTATTGTAAGCTGCCTTGAGCTGCTTAGTAGGCATCTCGTTCATTTTAGACATTGCAGCATTAATGATACCAGCCTTGGTGCCAGGGACCTTAACGGCAGTAGGAGAATCTTGTGGATCGTCCTCTACCTTCTTGTCACCTTTACGGGCCTTTGCCTTAGTGGAGGTTGGCTCAGGTACTTCTGAAGGATCACCCATTGACGCCTTAAACTCGTCAAGCTGCTCCTCTGTCTCCTGAAGCTCCACTTCTTGAATATCTTGTTCAGACATTTTTATAACTCCTTTGAGTGGTCTAATGTTATTTATAAAAATTATAGCTTAGACAGAAAGTCTGACCAAACCTTTAGCTTGGTTTCTGTCAAATCTTTGGAAGGAGCTTCCTCGATTGCTTCTTTATAATCGTTGATGGTCGCTTCTCTGATAACACCGTTATCCCATACCCATTCTTTACCTTCCATGATACCTTCTACGAAAGCATCTGGTGCAGACGGATCGGCAACAATGTCAGCTGCAGTTGCAAGATAGAAATCATTCTGTACTTCTGCTGCTCCATTCTTGTTTTTAAGCGATCCCATACCACGAGACGAAACACCCAAGCTAGCTCCTTCATCCATCAAGTTTTTCACAATCTGACCCATAGGAGTCTCTGTCATGATCTTGGCCTTACCGATAAAGTTATCACCGTCTCTAGTAAGCTCTTTGATCATATGGCTGACACGATCAAGGTTGATCGTTGGACTAGTTGGATGTCCAAGCTCGCCATATGCTCTGTTCTTTTGTACGTTCTCTGTAACGTACCTGTTTACTTCCTTATCAAGAACCTCTGCTGGATATACTCGTCCATTACGGTTCTTAATATTTGCTTGCATGAAAGGACCTCGGATGAAGTAATCTTTCTTTCCGTCCTCTCTTGCTTCTGCAATGTATTCTACAGACTCGTTAATCTCTGTAATTAGCTTCATGTTCATTCTCCAGATACCTTATGCAGCTGAACAATGATATACCCGTTTCCCCCACTTAGTGCTACATTACAGTTTGCTGTAAGTTGTGCGTCTGTCTCTAAACGCAACCCTTGATAATCTTGGCCGCCAGACCCAGTAAGTTCAGCAACAATATCGCTACCACGAGTTACTGTCCAACGGTTAGTTCCATCACACGCCCAAACGATTTGTGAGATGGACATTGAATTGATAGTTTCACCAGCAGTCGCAGCAGTTACAAGGTTAAGCGTATCAGCACCAGTAGCTCTAAGGACTACGTAACCACCTGGCTTGTTTTGATTTGTTGTTATTGGCATTGTAAATCCTTATGCGTTCTGCATAGCGAAATCTACCATTGTCATAAATGACGATTCGCCTTTTTCTAAACTATCTCTGAACTTCTTAGCATTAGCTGGTTTCAGAGCATCATGTACGGAAAGCAGTTGACTAGCCGTAAACAAATCAACCTTTAAAGTCTTATTGTTCTTAAACTTTACAGGCATCGCTTGCTTACGGCTTTTAATCTTTTTTAGAGTATCGACGACCCCTTCGTCAAGTACTGTACGGAACTCACTAAACTTGAAGCTCTCTTTGATCTTCGAAGAACCTTGCATTACAGGAGTCTTCTCCCCACCCCTACTGTACTGCTTTGGCTCTTTATACTCAGAACCACCAGGTTGCGTCTCAGATGTACCTTGCTTAATAGGCTGACTCTCGCCGCCAGCATGCTTCTTGCCACCTACGTGCTCATCTGGGTTGCCTTCGATCTTACCTGAAAACTGGTGATCGAAAGCTACTGGATGACCTGTCTTGGTTACCAGGTGCATGTTGGCAAAGTCTTCTTCGCCTTTCGATCGAGGTTTATACTTCTTTACCTCGTCGTCCTCTTCTCTGTTTGGCTGATAATCCTGAGCTGGACTATCCTCAAACAGGTCCTTAAACTTCTTCATCAGAAGTCTCCTCTGGTTGTTCTAATTCGTCGATCTCAGGTTCTACATCTACCTGGTCTTCGTTATCAAGTTCTGCTTCAGGCTCGTCTGCAAAGATTGTTTGCCCTACTGCATATTTCTCGTTATCGATTCTACCTTTAAGGCGATCCATTAATAGATCACTCACAGTAGAACTAAATTGATCATATTGTTTAGCCGCAAGCTGATCAATTGCGTCCTTTACTTCTGGCATAATATACTCCTTGATTGATAGTATTTATAAAAACAAAACACCTTAGCCTGATGGTTTAGTAGGCCACGTTATTGTGTGTGGAAATCCTTCCTGCGCAGGTACATCTCTCAGCGCTTGTCTATACGTAGCCATTTCCGTAGACATTGTAACATCGTTCAAAGCACACCAATCTGTTTCTTGTAGTAGTTCGGTCCTTCTAGCTCTTGCCTTTTTTGCTACGGTAATGGTGAATGAGTTAATTTGATCATCAGTAAGCTGTTCGACAGTTTTTGTTAACACCCATTTACCATCTCTTAACACTGGTGTGTTTGATTTTACTACTCGTTGAGTAGTAGGGTCATATGTTGGGGCTGGATCGTTACTGACAGGATAAACACCATGACTAGCTAATATATCATTAGATAAGTCTAATGGGAAGGATACGTTTCTGTTGTCCGCACGAAACTGCTCAATACTATACGGATACTGAACTATCTCATTATTTTCTACTTTGACGTACATTAGCTACTCCGTATTTGATATTGATATACTCTGTCAAGTAAATTACCTATTATCCAAAATGCTGTACCGTCTGGCTTAAAGTACATACCCTCTAAATTCGCTTCTATATTACCCACATAAAAATTTTGTGAATAGCTAGCGGTGCTTATATCCCAAGCTGTACTTAAATTATATTCGTTAATGTCATCGCCAGTAGATCCACAAACATACATCTTTGTTCCATCATCTTTAAAAGACAATCCTCTTGGCGCAGTTTCCTGTGATGCAACACTGAACGATTGAGAATAACTAGCTGTACTTACATCCCATGCAGTACTTAAATCGTATTCGAACACTGCGTCACTTGTATTACCAGTCAAATACATCTTTGTTCCATCATCTTTAAAGAAAACTACATTTGGAGTTGCCAACTGACTAGATACTGAAAAACTCTGATTGTGGCTTATAGTACTTATATCCCAAGCAGTACTAAAATCGTATTCATGAACAGCATCACTAGTACTTCCTGTTGTGTAGAGTTTAGTACCATCGCTTTTAATGTACAGCCCTTGAGGAGCTGCAGTTACAGAATTTATAGACGCGCTACTTTGATTAAGACTAGCCGTACGTATGTCCCACGCAGTGCTTAAATCGTATTCGTGTATTTTGTCATATTGCCTACCTATCACATATACCTTGGACCCATTGGGCTTGAAAAATACTCCATTTGGTATTGTTTCTTCGCTACTTACATTTAAATAATTAACACCTACTTTAAAACTCCATACATCATCAGAAACGCTACCTGTCAAATAGAATCTGTCACCTTCAGGCTTAAAAAAGATTGCGAAAGGCTGGTACTCACCGGTGTTGACACTTCCAGCAGAGGAATATTGTGCTCCATAGGTTTTTTGATACTGGACATGGGAAGCAGTGCTTACGTCCCACGCCGTGCTTAATGAATATTCGTCAACTCCGTCACCTGTTGTTCCACTTATCCACATACCGGTACCATCAGGGTTAAAACATAAACCTCGAGGGCCGGTTTCTTGTCCGGCTGTTGAAAAACTTTGATTAAGACTAGCCGTACTTATGTCCCAAGCTGTACTAAGATTGTATTCACGTACGTAATCATAACCGGCGCCAACAACATACATTTTAGTACCATCTGTCTTGAACCACAATCCAGTAGGTAGAGTTTCATCTGTGGCTACAGAAAAATTTTGCTGATAACTAGCGGTGCTAACATCCCAACCAGTACTTAGATCGTATTCATTTACTTCATCACCATTTAACCCAATGTTATACATTTTAGTGCCGTCTGATCTAAAGAAAAGTGCAGCTGGAGCGGTGTCTTGTGACTGAACAGAGAAAGATTGTAAATAGGAAGCTGTACTTGTATCCCAAGCAGTACTTAAATTGTATTCGTTTACATCATCACCACTACTTCCCTGTAAGTACATTTTAGTACCATCGTACTTAAAGAATAATCCTCTTGGAAATGCTTCCTGTGCATTTACACTAAGTTCGTGTACAACTACCATTTCATCTATATCAAAAAAACCAGATGAATTTGAGTGATCTAAATCAGCATAAGAAATGTCCCATGCATTAGGATTGGTTGGCTCTTCTCCACCTGCTCCTACATTGCCAGCAGCTGCTCGTAACGATACTGCTAGGTTATCCATTACGTGTAACTTCCTACGTAGGCTCCGTATAGAGTAGAACCTACTTTCCAAAATACAATTGTGTCATTGGCAGTCAAGGTTGGTGCAGCATTACCGTTACTCGTTACCCATGTGATAGTAGGCCAAGTAACGGTATAAGAAGCTCCAGCATTAAGCATTAACACAACGCTATCACCGTTAGTCAAAGACTCAGTAAATGTAGTGTCTGCAGCTAAAGTTTTAGTTTGTATTCCACCGTTAGTTGGATCAATATCTGTACCGCTTAGTGCGTATACAACTGACGGACTATTTTCTGTTAGGTTCGCTGGAGTAAAAGTAAACAAGCCATTTGAGCTACTGTAAGACAGCGAACCGTTACCACTTGGTGCATTTGAATTTAAGTTAAACGAAGTTAAAGATAATGCGTTAGCTACCTGAAGACGATCGTCAATCAATACCTTTAAGGCATTATTAGAGGCTACAGCATCTGCCTTCGTTACAAAGACAGTGCTGTTAGATACTTCCAAGTACTGATCGAAAACAGGTGTCTGTGTCGCATCCCATCTTCCGTCCGTAGAGTTATAGACAAACGTTGTACCGTTCGTTGTAAACTCTTGTCCGTTAGTAGGACTATCTGGAAAGTTGACAGCCATAGATTACACTTCTGTTTCTGTTAGATTGGCTATTTTAAATAAGCTATACACTTTTCGCTGTAATTGATCATAACCTGGAGTACTTGCTAGTACTTTTTTTAAAGCCATATCCTCTTGATACTCATCAAGGTCTACAGAAAATATGTTATTAGCAGTTTTGGATAGATTGTCTCTAGTAATAGTTAAAGACGCGTCGACAAATAAAACTTTACCGCTGCTATCAGTATAATACTTGTTTATAGTTAATACTTCCATTTTATTCCCAACTCTCTGGATCTGCTGCAGCTGTTGCTGAAATAGCTGGACCAACCTCAATTAAACGATCATATTGGTTGTTAATCGAAAAGGTATTTGCAAGAAATATGACTGTGTTAGCTGCATCAAAGTCTACTATATGTAACGCTGTCACGTCCTGCGCAGTACCGCTAACTGTAATCTGCACGTTAGCCATGTCATGTTCTCTTAACTAAAAATGCACCTAATGTAGTAGGTATAGATGGATACATATTCAAATAGACATAAACATCTGAACCAATGGTAATAGTATCACCATCAGAACCTAATCCTGCAGCACACCTCCAAAAGTTACTTACACCACTAATATCTAATACGTCATTGTTCCAGTTTGGCTCTACTTCCCAAAATATCTTTCGTATAGCTAGACCTACGCTTCCTGATGAATCGTATGCCAAAGCACTACTTCTACCCCACAAACTATCTATAGTAGCACTTGCGTTGTAATTGTTTACCATAACATTGGTACCAAACAAACTTAATGTTGAAGCGTGCTGTAACATTCCAGCATTTTGTTGCCTGCCGAGTCCAGCGGTAGTATAGTCGGTTATGCTACCTTCTGTAGTGCCGTCATCAAGTCTAGCACTAAATCGATAAGCTCCACCAATCTGCTCAACGACAGAATCAACATCTTCGTGCCAACCAGCATATCTTACTTTACCTAACCAGGCAGGGTTATAAGAGTAGGTAGCTTCAAGTAATTGAAAGAAACTGTATGTTACAGTAACATCATCCCATAATGCGGTACCGTCTCCTCTGTAGCTGGTATTTTCATTTACATCTGCTCGTCTCATTTCATTCACAAGAAAATTACATTGCGGTACTAGACTCTGATGAGTTGTGGTACTTGTTTCGGCAAATTCAGCTGCGCCCATGAATATTGTATCGTTATTACCATCAATTCCATGCATTAATATTCTAGTGGAATCTGCAAAGATGTGGATTCCATTAATGGAATGAACTGCATCACCAACTATACCATGAGTATCATAAATGGTAGCTCCTGTCCCGGTATAACCATTACTCCACAGCTCTGTGGCTGTTCCTGGATCAATTACACTTGAAATGGTAAATGAAGCAGCAGAACCAGTTACAATACTTGAATTTGTCCAATCTGCATTTACGTGAATGCCACAGTACTTTGTTTTAGAAACATCAGTACACGTTGCTTCTAAGATGAAATTCGAATCATTAGTACTAACAGCTGTGCCCGATGAAGGAATAGCTGGTGAGCTTGCATTTAGACTCCACCCACTGTTACCACCAACGACTGTAGAGCTACCGGTGTTAATAAATTCTAGGCCAGCAAGACTTGCAGTGGTCGACGTACAGCTAGTAATCAACCTAACTATATCTCTAACAATTTCTCCGACGGCCGTGCCTGAGTCAAAATATAAATGTGCGTACATTGTAAACCCTTTAGTTAAATGTAAAAACCATGTACAGATTTTCGCCAGCAGTTGATGAACCTACTTGAGTGATATCAACTGTAAGATAATCACCACTTACAAACGTATGGCTTAAACTAGTATTAGATGCAGAAGTTGCTCCAGCAGCAACTGTAATTGTTTGCAACGAGCTACCGTTTTTCTTAACATCTGTGATGACACTTGAACCTGTTGGCGCAGTGTCAACATAAGCATGTATGCCCTTCAGTATATAACTATCTTGCAAATATAATCTAGTATCACCTGTATTTATTGCAAGTGTGCCCTGATATCTATATGCTTTAATAAACTCGTCAACTCTGTTTCCTACACCACTGTTAGTCTGAACCCATTGATTAGACGATCCGTCTGAATAGTATACGTACAATTTTAGTTGGGTAGTATGGAACCAAAGATCACCAGCGCTTGGACTAGACGGTGCTGTGTCAGATGCAGTTACAGAAGCACCGCCACCCCCGCCACCACCGCCTTGAGTTGCATCAGCAGGAGTAAACGTAAACGAGCCGTTAGAGCTATTATATACCAGTGAACCATTGCCACTTGGTGTTGTAGTTAAGACATCAAAAGCTGTGAGCGATACACCGTTAGCAACTTGTAAGTAGTTGTCAAGTGTATCTTGTGTTACACCACCGCCTCCACCGCCTTGTGTTGCATTTGCTGGTGTAAATGTAAATGATCCGTTAGAGCTGTTATAAACGAGTGAACCATTACCACTTGGAGTCGACGTTAAGACATCAAAAGCAGTAAGAGACACTCCATTAGCAACTTGCAGATAATTATCGAGAGTGTCTTGTGTTACACCACCACCTCCACCTTGTGTTGCGTTAGCAGGGGTAAAGGTAAACGATCCATTGGAGCTGTTGTATACAAGCGAGCCGTTACCACTTGGTGTAGATGTCAATACGTCAAACGAAGCTAGAGATATTGAATTAGCTACTTGTAAGTATTTGTCTAACTGCGGTTGAAGATTTGCAACTTGTAATCTATCTTGTATCAGAGACAATAGAGCGTTATTAGCAGCAGTAGCATCAGCTTTAGTTTGCAAGCTAGATGTATCTGTGGACGTCTGTGATAAAACATAAATTGTTCCATTCATTCCAGAATGGACGCTGCAGTTGTAGTGCAATGTATCAGGAGCGTTCATTGGCACCGTAAACACTACATTGCCAACCTCTGCACCGTTATTAATTACACCGTTAGCAAATGCGTTACCAGTACCAGTTGAGTTCGTGGTGTTGATGTAGAAAGGGTGACCACTGGCGTTTACGTTAAACGTATACTTTTCACCGCGAGACAAGTATAAAGTTGGATTACTGTTGGCTTGAGAAGCATCAGCACCAGTACCAACTCCATAGAACTTATATGCGCTAGAACCATCGTTAGTAACAGTAAATACCTTTTCACTAGCAAACGCATAGCTAGAGACATTTGCGACTTGTAAATAGGCATCTAAATCACTTGTAGATGCAAATCCAGTGCTGTTAGCGACTTGGAGATAGGCATCTAATGAGTCAGTGGTTGCAAACGACGTGCTATTGGCTACCTGAAGGTATTTGTCTAGTTGGGGCTGTAGGTTAGCTACCTGTAAGTACGCATTGAGATCTGTAGATGATGCAAACCCCGTGCTATTGGCTACTTGGAGATAGGCATCTAATGAGCTAGTGGTTGCAAACGATGTGCTGTTGGCTACTTGCAGATACTGATCTAACGTATCTTGGGTTACTCCACCACCACCCTGTGTAGCGTCAGCTGGAGTGAAAGTAAATGATCCATTTGAACTACTGTATACTAAGGATCCATTGCCACTAGGAGTGTTGGTGATAACGTCAAATGAAGTCAGTGATGTACCATTTGATACTTGTAAGTATTTGTCAAGTGCAGGTTGCAAATTAGCAACCTGTAGATATGCATCACTACTTGAAAGCGATCTCCATACACCGTAAGTAGCGTTGTATGTATAGACGGTATTAGAACCGGCAACAGTAACAGTTAACGTCTGACCGTCAGAAGGATTACTTGGAAAATCAATTCGTGCCATATCTTACCTAATAACGTATTGAGTAACTGAGTCTGAATTATTACCCACAACAAAAAATCTAGTACCATCTGGCTTAAAGAACAATCCAGTAGGAGCAGACCCTTGTGAATTTATATTAAAGGTTTTCACGTGAGTCGCGGTGCTGATATCCCAGGCCGTGGAAAGGTAGTATTCATTTACATCATCGGAACCAGCGCCTGCAATATACATCCCAGTGCCATCAGGTACAAAAGAAATACCGGTTGGAGAAGATTCTTTTGAAGAAACCGAAAAGTTTTGTACGAAGCTAGCGGTACTTATATCCCACGCAGTGCTAAGGTCGAACTCGTTTACATCATCCCCGGATGTTCCAACTAGATACAATTTAGTACCATATGACCCTATGTAGATATTATATGGTGTGGATTCCCAAAAGGTAAAGTCAAAGTATTTTGAAGAATAGCTTGCCGTACTTATATCGTATGCCGTGCTCAACTCATACTGCCAAACACGGTCATCAGAATTATTTGTGATGTACATTTTAGTACCATCTGGTTTAAAGAAGATACCAGTTGGTATAGACACAGGAGAAAGGGAAAAACTTTGAGAGTAGGAAGCGGAAGTTATTTCAAAAGCAGTGCTCAAGCTGTATTCGTTTACATCGTCTCCATCGCTTCCTACAATAAACATTTTTTTGCCGTTTGAGCTAAAAGATATTCCGTTAGGAGTAACTTCTTGTGAGCTAACATCAAATCTTTTTTGACCTACCAAGTATTCGTTTACTTTGGCAAAGTTACTAGAAGTAGCTACAAAAAGTTTACTGCCGTCTGGCTTGAAGAAAACTCCTTTAGGATTGTTAGAATTTGCCGGTGTAATAGCGAGTGTTTGAGAATAGCTGGATGTGCTTACGTCCCACGCTGTACTGAGATTATACTCATAAACAGAATCATTGGTTGATCCTGCAATATACATTTTGGTACCATCTGACCTAATAAACAAACCCTCAGCAACTGTATCTTGAGAGGAAACTGATGTGTTTTGTGAGTAACTAGCAGTGCTTATATCCCAAGCTGTACTCAGATTGTATTCGTTAACATTATCGTTAGTAGAACCTAACACGAACATTTTAGTACCATCAGTTTTAAACGATAGGCTGCTTGGGGCAGTATCTTGTGGTACAGAAAAGTTTTGAGAGTAGCTCGCTGTAGAGATGTCCCAAGCTGTGGTTAGATCATATTCATTTACATCATCTCCACTAGATCCAGTAATAAAAAATTTAGTACCATCCGGTTTAAAGAAAACACCATTAGGTAACGATTCCTCTGTTCCTAATGACTTTCTTTGTAGATAGCTAGATGTAGAGGTGTCCCAAGCTGTACTTAAATCGTATTCATTTATATCATCGCCAAGATATTGATCCAAGACGTACATTTTGGTACCATCTGGTTTAAAGAATATATCTGTCAGTTGTTCTATGTTACTACTTAACGATCTTTCAACGTGAATATATGCTTCGCCTAGATCCCAAGCATTTGATTCATTAAACTCCGGAGCTGCGTAATCAAGATCCCAGGAACGGTGAGAATTTCCAGCGGCGCATGATGCGAATTTCGATAGCTGATTCATTACGCGTAACTACCCACATAAGCGCCATACAGCTTAGAAGTAACTTTCCACAATAAAACTGTGCTGGAATCTGTAAGCGTTGGAGCTGTGTTACCGGAACTTGATACCCATGATATGGAAGGCCAGGTAACAGTATGCGTTGCGCCAGACTGTAACATTAACAACACACTTTCACCAGATGTAAAGTTTTCTGTAAAGGTAGTGTTTGCACTAAGTGTCTTTGTTTGAATACCACCGTTATCTGGATCTATTTCAGTACCAGTAAGTGCATACACGTTTGATACAGAGTAGCCAGCCGGACCTCTTGGGCCAGCTGAACCTGCTGGATTGGTTTGAACCCACTGAGCGGTGTTACCATCATCATAGTATACGTAAGTTTCACCCAGCTCACTGTTAAACCACACAGCACCGTTCTTTGGATTAGAAGGAGCAGCGGTAGAAACTGAGATGGGATCTGTTGGCTGATTGCCTAAGTAAGCCATTACGTAATCTCCAGTACACTCACAATAACATCGACAGACGAAGCCGTGTTAGACGTTACCTTAAACGAATCTCCACTTTCTAAAACGAGTTTTTGTTCTCCTCCTACAGGAATCAGAGATCCACCAGACAGTATAGGCGCATCTTTAATTAAATAATAATCTACAGAGGATGAGTTGACTTGTACTGAAGCTGTGATTGCAGCTGTCGTTTTGTTAGCAATTGAACACCCAATAACAGTGGTCGAAGTAGTAGCAGTGAGAACAGTATTAGCAGTAGTACCTACACTAGCAGCAAAATAATTTTTAAATGAGTTAGCCATGATTGATTATCCTAATGCTATTGCCATTGCGACTGTATCATCTTGTATCGTAGTGGCAATAGTTACGCTATCAGCTGCTGAATTAGATGTTAATGTTACTCCCGCTCCAGCTACAAAGGTGAGCGTATCACCTGCAGCTTCTGCAAAGATGCTATCTTGACCTGCAATATTTATAGTACTAAAGGTGTTAGCTGGACTTCCACCTCCAGATGCTGTAGCAAAACTTAGATTGCCGTTACCATCAGTCTGTAGTACTTGACCGTTTGTACCGTCTGAAGTTGGAAACACAATGGATCCGTTAGCAATGGTAAAGCCACCAGTGCCTACGGAAAGAGAGTCGGGGTTGGATCCTAGCTCAAACGTCGATGAGCCATTGGAAGAAAATAATCTTTTATCGGCAAGGTTTAAGGCGAGCTCGCCTGTAGAAATATTTGTCGTGTTCGGAATCTTGCCGGCAACCGAACTACGTTTTACACGTATCGTAGACGCCATGATAACCTCTATGTAGAGTTAACCCCCGTATGTACGGGGGTGTCGTCATTTATCTTAGAATGTGCCGCCGTCGATGACTGCGTTGAGCTCAGCGAGGTTTACACTTCCAAAGTTAATTGTTTGACCTGGCTCAGTAGTAAGACCATCAAACAGATAGTAGGAACTATCAGTAGCGTCTCGTACCAAACCTGTGTACTTGTTACCACTGCTATTATACAGCGAATAGAAACCCATGTCAATAGTATCGGCGCTGTTGGTGTTAGCCAACTTCAACATATTGTCGCCAATAGTTACTGTAGTGGAATCAATGTATGTAAGAGTACCATTGACCTCTAAGTTTCCATCAACAGTTAGGTCGCCACCAATTGTAGTGTTAGCTGTGACTGCTAAGTTGTTACCAATTGTTACATTGTCTGGTAAGCCAACCTGGAACGTAGTACCTTCACCAGCTGAGCCAGTAATCTCAATCTCACCAGCTGTACCAGTTACAGCAGCAGCGTAGTTACCAGTAGTGTGAGTACCAAGATCAACAGAATCTGCTTGAGTGGTAACAGCAATGTTGATATCACCTGTTCCATCAAATGATGCAGAACCTGCTTGGTCACCACTAATTTGAATAGTACGTGCAGTAGCTAATTGCGTAGCTGTTGCAGCATTACCAGTGGTGTCTGAGCTAATAGTACCTGCCAAGCCAATGCTAAATGCAGTACCTTCACCGGCCGAGCCTGTAATTGCAATGTTGTTGTCAGTGTTAGCAACACTTGCAGCATAGTTACCAGTAGTATCTGTACCAAGAGCGACACTATTAGGTTGAATAGTAGTAGCTATACTGGCGGTGTCACCAGCATTGGTAAATGTAGCAGAGCCAGTAACATCACCAGTCAGTTGTACCGTTACAGCTGAAGAAAGAGCATCTGCTACTGGAGAACTAGTTGAATTAAACGTAATTGATCCGTTTGCATTCCTCGTGATAGTTGTACCAGTACCACCGATAAGATGGATAGCGTCGTTGGATAATCCTGGATTATCTACAGTTAAAGTAACGGTAGCTCCAGCATCAGATCCTTGCGCAAATGATGAGGAACTTAGATTGTATTGATCACCCGAAACGCTAAAAACTGTTGAACCATCAGAAGAAAAAAGTTTTTTATCTGGAAGGTTAATTGCCAATTCACCAGCTGCAAGAGAGCTTGGCGCCGCGCCCGGAGTTGAACTTCTTTTCAGCTTAATTGTTGAAGCCATGATTGAATATCCTACTTACGTTGAATTTTGCCGGAATGAGAAAAACCGGAAAGACTAGTTTTATTTATAAGTTTTCTCTGCTCTAAAGCACTTTTAAGTTCTTTGAGCTCCTCTCTACCATTACGAATTCGATCACCCAACACCTTATTGTTGTTGGTTAGAGATTCCACTTTTCGCTCTAAACGAATTTTATCTCTTTTAAGATCGTTAATTATTGTATCATATTTGTCAAAGTCTTTAAGTTTTTCTTCTAAATATTTGACTTTTGTGTTAAGCATAATATTGGTTTGGGACAATTCGTTGATCATTTCTTGTTGTTGTTTAATGAACGTCTCTAACACCTGTTCATTTTCATTCATGTAAAGTTACCACCATCCAAATCATTAAATTCTGGAGTACCATTAGACCCAACTTGCATTACCTTACCTGAAGTTCCAGTTACAAAACCTAAGACGCTGCTATTGGATGCAAATAAAACCCCGTTCTGTGTAAACGAAGATAATCCTGTACCACCATACTCGGTTCCCAATACATTTTCAAGGACCAAATTGGTTATAGTTACATTAGCAAGTGTAACATCCCCACCGTTGATTGATAGGTTGCCAGATGAGGAACCTAAAATAATAGCTGTGTTACCACTTCCTAACTTTACAGTAGAAGCTGAAATTTCTACTTGCTGTCCATCTGTATCTTGGAAGGCAATAGAACCAGCATCTGTAGAGATTGTACTATCGCCTAGAGTAATAGTATTACCGCTCAGATAAAGGTCTCTCCATGCTTTCTCAGCAGTACCTAAATCGAGAGATACGTTTGATTCTGGAACTACGTTGGTTGTGATAGATTGAAGGTTAGCCGCATTACCAAGATCGCTGAATTTTGCTAAGCGGGTACCACCAACAGTTACACCATCGTGTACACGAAGCGTCTTAATAGTAGTGTCGATAGTAATCTCACCGTTTGCGCCAGTAAACGAACTGTGCTCGGCTGATGTACCTCGTCTAAATTTTACTTCTATCGACATTAAGCTAGTGATCCGTAGTCATGCTGAATATCTACAGCAGATGTTATGAAACCATAATCAAATTGTCCTGCAGCACCTGGATTGACAGTAGATGATATTTGAATAGAATCACTGTCTGTAGTTAAACTAATTCCTGTACCGCTAGTAATAGTTCTAAACTGTAATGTATTATTTATTGTACTTGAAAATACGTTAGCTCCAGTTCCTAAATTATTAGCACTAGCTACTCCTCCACCGGAGCCAGCAGATGCTACATTAGCAGTACCTACAAACTTACCAGAAGTAGCATCGTATTTTAAAAAATACCCATCCCGCTTAACGCTATCTCGGTCTACATCATCTAAAAACTCAAATCTAACTTCACCAGAACCAGCTGAACCACCACCTGCAAGATTTAATCTAGAAACCTGAGCTGATATCGCTGCTCTAAAATCTTCAAACTGACGAAGCAGTTTACTTTCAATTGGACCTATATCTGGTGATTCACCATCCTTTCCTGACTCACCTCTTGGTCCCTGTTCACCCCTCTCACCTTTATCGCCTTTAGGACCAGCCGGGCCTTGTTCGCCTTGCTCACCCTGTAAGCCGTCTAAACCAGGATCGCCTTTTTCTCCCTTTTCTCCGCGATCACCAGTATCTCCTTTGTCTCCTTTATCTCCTTTGGTACCTTTAAGACCTCTTGGACCAATAGGACCAATCTCTCCTTTGGCGCCCTTTTCTCCTTTTGGACCCGTTTCACCTTGAGGTCCAACTTCACCTTGAGCACCCTGAGGACCTTGAGGACCTTCTTCACCAATGAGACCAGGTATACCTTGCTCGCCCTGTGGGCCAACTGGTCCCTCAGGTCCAATTACTGAACCTAAGTTAATTTGTTGTTTGTTTGAGAAAGCGACAATAAGCTCATTATTCTCAATGAGCACGCCAGAAATAGAAATACCGTCTTGGCCAGGATCACCCTTAGGACCAGCCGGTCCTTTAGGACCCATAGGGCCTTCTGCGCCCTGCTCACCAGCAGGGCCCTCTACGAGTAAAGGTAATCTTTCTAGCTCTTTGAGCTCCTTCCTAAGACCATCTATTTCGGTCTTAGTGTACTTTAGGAGTAGAGCTAGAAGTTTAGCGCGTTCGACTTCATTCATCATCTTCCTCGATGTTATCAGAAGCCATCGAATCCATGAATCTAGTCATACTTTCTACAAGACGTTTCTCTTCATCACTTATAGTTGCTTGTGGGACAAACTTTTCCTGTTGGTCTTGTTGAGGTGGTTGTTCTTGTTGACCTGCTTTGTAATCTACTGGGCCACCTAAACCACCTTCGTCGTCCATTTCTTGACGTTCAGCATCAATCTCTTGGTCAACCTGTTTAATATCGTCTTCAGACATTTGAAGAATATTTTCACGGACCCATTTCATGGAGTAGTACTTGCCCACTAATGGATCAATCTCACCAGCAAGTCTAAGACGTTCAGTCATAATTTCTGAATTTTTTAGCTCAGAGAAGTAATTGTCTTCTTTGAAGTCATAGTGAATTGTGTTTCTCATTTGTTCCCAGTCTGCCCTGGAAAGCACACCTTTCAATACAAGCTGAATCTCCAAAAGACCATCAAACAAATGAGTAAATCTGTTTCTAAGACGCTGTACAAACTTGTTGAACTTAATTTCGTCTCTTGTAATCTCAGAAGCTCGGCCAAGATTAAACTGATTATCCGCTTCCATACGAGTAATTGGTACATTGAGAGACTTGTACAACTTTCGACGGAAGTAATCTACGTCTTCCATTTCACCAAGGTTTTGTCCACCTGGCAAAGTCGTTATCTCAGTGCCTCTACCGCCCTCTCTGCGCGGTAACCAGAAGTCCTCTAACATCGTCATAAACTTACGATCGTCGCGTACTTCGCCTGTAGCAGCGTCATACACCAGCTTATTCTTATGTTTGACCATCATGTCTCGAAGATACTGTTCTGCCTTCATCTTTGGCAGATTACCAACGTCAATATAAAAAATTCGACGCTCTGGTGCTCTTGCTAGTCTGTAAATTACAGTTGCATCTTCGAGCATTCTTAACTGGTTGAGAGGCTTAACTGCCTTGTGTAAATGGCCAAGGATCATGTTGTTGCGAGAGTCCATTAAACCACTATGAATATGGCTAATACTATCTACTGCAATCTTAATGCCTTGAGTAGCAGAAGAAGTAATGCCCTTTGGATTGTAAAGGTAGTATTCTTTCTGCTCTTTATTGTAAATTGTAGCGCCAGTACGAGGATCCTTAGACTTTACCTTTTCTCGTACTTTACGAATCTTCCGTGGATCAATATACCTAAGTTCTCGAATACCTTCTCGTGGATCTTTGTCGTTAATAATAATGTGGTGATAGATTCTACCATCTACATACCAACGTCTAAAGATATCGTATCCTTTATTGCTAAAGTCCAGCATCTCAAGGATAGTTTCGAACTCTTCACGAATCTTGTTCTTAATAGAGTTTGGCTGCTTCAGATCATCCAATACAATCTCAATTGGGTTCTGATCATCCATTACAATTGCTTCGTTCACAACGTCTTCTACAGCCGAATCACATTCTGGCTGCATTGACATTTCACGATAGCGAGATACTAGTTCAGCTTCTGACTTAGCAGTTCCATCTAGGTCTACAAAAGTACCATAGGAACCACCAGGAGCTATCTCAATAGCACCATCGTCTTGCTGGGGAGGTACAAAGGTTTTCAGATCTTCTTTTTCTTCTTGATCTGCCCTTGTTATATTGAATCCGAAAAGTTGCACTATGTTGTCCTCAGAGAATAAAAAAGGAGGTCGAAATATTTATCGACCTCGTCAAAAACAGTGTCGAGTCAAATCGCAAAGATTTTAGAAGCACCGTCAGAGAATTTCACAGTAATGTTGCCACCGTTAGGAAGGATAGGAAGTCCGGTGGCTGTATCAATGTAAACTACTAATCTTGAATCTGCTTGTCGATTACCATCATTTTCAGCATCACCTGTGTTGTGATACAAAATTAATGCTTCACAGTTAGCTCCAGTTACAAAAGGAAATTCTACATCTGCAGCATCAAAAACACCGTCAGTAATTGATTTGCTAGCTAGGTTAGCTGTAGCAACTACTGCGGTGTTTGGAACACTTGATCTAAACTCATGTGAAGCACTAAAGGTGTAGACGTCCGTGTCTACTAATGCGATTGTGACTACATTAGATGACAGATTTAATTCACCGCCGAGCAAAGCCTGCTTGGCTTTTGTATAAAGCTGATTAGCCATCTAACTAATCCTTTTAGTTTACAGCAGCTTCCTGGTGCTCCCACCAGTCGTATGCAAATGTAATTGTAAATTCCTCAATCGCTTCAGCTTCCCAAGCAAGATCAATTGGTGATACTGAAACTGGATACAAGCCATCAAACTTGTATGTTTGAATTACACCACCTTCTTTGCTGTATTGCTTGACTTGTGCTTGAGCCTTGTACTGTTGAGGATTAGTGCCATATTGATTAAGGTTCTCAGAATGGTTATTAATCCTGTGACTCCAGTTTTCCATTGCGTTGCGGATCTTAAAGTCTTCGTCGTTCATTACCGTTACAGTCCAATCATCAAACGTGCGGTTACCAGCAAGTTTGACCTGACGACCAAAGTAAGGAACAATTACAGTACCCAGTGATGAAGCAGGCATTTGACCTGCACGTACCATGAAGGGAGACTTAGAGATCAAATCGCCACCATTAAGGACACCGCCCTGTGGTTGAAACAATTGGATCTCGAACAGAGAGGGACGAGCCCCTCCCTGTGCAAGCTCACCCCTAAAGGTGTTTACGTTAAAAGCCATTGTTATTCTCCTCTACCTTGTATTATCCGAACTGACCTACGACTT